TTGCTGATATTCCTTTTCGTTTCCTACCTTGTTTAGTGGCAGGATTATCTTACCATTTAGCCGTAAAGAACCCTGAATCGCAGGATAGAGTTCAGATGCTTAAACAGGCTTATGAAGAACAATGGTTAGTAGCTTCGCAAGAAGATAGAGAAAAGGCATCCTTAATGCTGGCTCCAAGACAAACGTTCTTTTAACTTATGTCTAATACATATGCCAGTGGCAAATACTCGATAGCCGAATGCGATAGGTGCGGACAGCGATACAAGCTAAAAGAGCTTAAGAAAGAGATAATTAAGACTAGACTATTTAATATTAAAGTCTGTCCTGAGTGCTGGGACCCTGACCAACCCCAGTTGTCTTTGGGTATGTATCCAGTGAATGACCCTCAAGCCATTAGAGAGCCAAGACCAGATACCAGCTACATAACATCAGGCACTAGCGGTCTTCAGATTACTGGCACCAATAGCACTGATATTAATTCTCTTGGTTATCAAGAGGATGGAAGTAGGATATTCCAGTGGGGATGGGGTCCAATAGGTGGTTCAAGGGCAGCAGATGCAGGTTTAACACCCAATTATTTAGTGTTGAATCTTCAGTTAGGAAATGTAACAATATCAACAACATAAGGAGTAGAAAATGTCTTTCACTAAAGATGCAGATGGTATAGCAAACAAAGGAAAAACCAAAGGCAAGCTTATTGGTAATGGTCCTTCAGTTATGGGATTTAATGGTGGCAAGAAGGATGCTGGTGTCACATCTATGAACATGAAACAAATGGGTCGTAACATGGCTCGTGCCATGAACCAGAAATCTTCAGGTAGAGGTAGATAATGGCTAAGAATAATAAACCAGCAGAAGACTATGCAGTTCCACATACTATGAGTGGTAAGAACTTGAAAAGTAAAGACTTTGTTAAAAGCCCAGTCAAAGACCCTAATCTATTGTCTGCTGAACAGGTTACTACTCGTACAGGCGCACAGCGCGTAAGCCTAGGCAATCCTGATGCTGATAATGTAAAGACAGATGGCGTTAAGCAACGTGGTTACGGAGCAGCTACCAAAGGCTTTATGTCACGCGGACCAATGGGTTAAAGAATGACATACAATGAGTTAGTCACAGCGGTACAGTCCTACACGGAAAACACGTTTCCGACTGTAGATATGAACCTTATGATTGAGCAAGCTGAACAGAAGATTTATAACGCTGTCCAGCTACCCTCGTTACGCAAGAATGTAACAGGTACCTGCACAATTAACAATAAATATCTATCTTGCCCTAATGACTATCTATCGTCTTTCTCATTGGCTGTTATAGATGCAACTGGAACCTATTCTTACTTATTAAACAAGGATGTAAACTTCATTCGTGAGGCATATCCAGCTCCAACAGACACAGGATTACCACTATATTATGGGCTGTTTGGACCTCAATTTAGCTATCCAGATGAACTTTCGTTTATTTTAGGTCCAACCCCTGATGCAGGGTATAATATGGAGTTGCATTATTTCTTCTATCCTGAGTCTATAACTGTCGCAGTAGATGGTCAGACTTGGCTGGGAGATAACTTTGATGTTGCTCTATTAAATGCTACACTAATAGAAGCAATAACTTACATGAAGGGTGAGCCTGATATGCTTGCTCTGTATCAATCTCGTTACCAAGAGGCTATGATGTTACTTAAACAGTTGGGTGATGCTAAAGAGAAGGGTGATTCTTATCGTGATGGTGCACCTAAGTATCCAGTAGTATGATAGCTCAGACCATAACCACATCGTTTAAACAGAATATTCTGCAAGGAGTGCAGGACTTATCAACTGATGTACTGAAGATAGCTTTGTATACAGGAGCTGCCTCTTTAGATGCTGATACGACCATTTACACAACTTTAAACGAAGTTGTAGGAACTGGCTATGTAGCTGGTGGTAAATTATGCAGTAACGTTACCATTAATACATCAGGTACAACAGTTTATGTAAGCTTTGATAATGTACAATGGACAACCGTTTCTTTTACTTGTAGAGGAGCACTTATCTACAATACCAGCCAAGGTAACAAGTCTATTGCAATTTTGAACTTTGGTTCAGATAAACTAGCAGGACCCAATTTTACAGTAACACTACCAGCAAATTCTGCCAGTAGTGCTTTGATTAGAATTTAGGAGTTTTAATGATATACGATAATGTAAACATAGCTGATTCATGCGATGCTTTTGTAATTAGAGGCGCGGGACAGACAGAATCAATAGGACTATCTGGATACTACGAAGTGAAGTGTCATGGGTCTGACGGTATCCTTAAGTGGGAAGATGTGATTCATAATGTAGTTACCACTGTAGGTAAGAATGCTGTACTTAATACATACCTAGGCAACGTAGCTGCTGGAGCCATTGTAATGGGTCTTAAAGGCACTGGAGTTGCTATTGCAGCTGATACACAGGTAAGTCATGCATCATGGCTAGAAGTTGGTGGAACAAACGCTCCTACCTATTCAGGTAACAGGCAATCTCCATCATTTAGTGCTGCTGCTGCTGGAGTTAAGAGCACCAGTGCTGCATTGACATTTGCCATGACAAGCTCTGGAACAGTAGCTGGATGCTTTATCAACGTGGGTGGCTCTGTTACCAAAGATGATACAACTGGTACATTGTTTAGTGCTGGTGACTTTACTGCGGGGTCTAAGATTGTAACATCTGGTGACACGCTGTCTGTAACTTACTCTGCAACTGCTGCTTAATAGGAGCCTAAGATGGCTTTAGTTTTAAGTGACCGCGTTCAGGAGACAACCACCACAGCTGGTACGGGTACTATCACCCTTGCGGGTGCAGTAACTGGGTATCAGTCTTTTGCTGTTATAGGGAACGGTAACACTACATACTATTGTATAGCTGGTTTAGGAACCAATGAATGGGAAGTGGGTATTGGTACCTATTCCTCAGCTGGTACAACTCTAGCCCGTACTACCATACTTGCATCTAGTAATGGTGGTTCTGTAGTAACATTTAGTGCTGGTTCTAAGTCTGTCTTTGTAACCTATCCTGCTGAAAAGTCAGTAAATCTTGATGCTTCTAACAATGCAAGTGCATTGGGTACACCAGTATCATTTGTAGGCACTAACATAACAGGTACTGCCGCTGGTCTTACAGCTGGTGCTGCAACTGCCCTAGCCACAGCTAGAACCATAGCAGGTGTGTCTTTTAACGGCACAGCTAACATAGCAATACCTTTAGATAACCTATCTGATGTGGTAATAGATACACCGTTAGTAAATCAGTTACTAGGTTATAACGGAATAAACTGGATTAATACAAATGCACCCAGTGCTGGAGCTGGAGCTGGTGTGGTGCTATATAATGCCACTCCTGTTATATCCGCATTAGGCACTCAGAGCAATGTATCGGTGGCAACATTAGCCTCTGTACCAGTAGTAACAGCAGAGCAAACAGCAACAGGTACTGCTGCCGCTAACACCATTTTATTCTCAGCATTTATTAGTGGTCCGCTAAACAGAACTGTTATTGATTCAGGTATCTGGGACTTTTCCAACTGGATTGGAGTAGATAGTGCAGCTGGTAGTAATTTACTAACCAGACAGGTATATACATCTATTCCATTTGTAACTGGAACAGTCACTATGACTGGTACAGGAACTACTAGGACAGCCACAGCATCTGCTGGAACACCTTTTGCTACAGCAGTTATAGATGCTTCAGCTACCAATACCACAGCTTCGTATCTACAAACCCCAGCTGGTCTATATCAGATAATAGCTAGAACTTCAGATACTGTAGTTACTATTAATAATGTACCAACCACATACACAAACGAAACAGCAGTTGCGGGAACGGTCCTAAAGAAGCTATTTGGTATCACCACTCCTGAAATCAATAACATTACGCCTGACTATGGTTTATATGAAGTAACAACAACAGCAGCTTCTTACCCTATTACAGCTGCCACTGGGGTAGGTATTCTTGGGTTTTTTGTATGTAGCCATGCAAATACAATTACCGTTACATATAACGGAACAGAGCATAACACTCATGTAAACACTCCTTTAGTTAATGTACACAATGAGTTAGCTGGGTTAAATGGAGGTACATCAAATGAGTATTATCACTCCACTTATTTAGAGTACACAGGAACAGGCACAGGAGTTTTTGCTAGGGCTACTAGCCCAACTCTAGTAACGCCCGCTCTTGGTACCCCTACGGCTCTTGTAGGTACCAATATAACAGGTACTGCTACAGCTTTCACAGCCAGCAACGTAACGACTAATGCTAACCTAACAGGTGAAGTGACAAGTGTAGGCAACGCAGCTACCGTCAGTAATGCTGCTGTAATAGCTAAGGTATTGACTGGTTATACATCAGGCGCGGGAACGGTATCAGCTACAGATTCTATTCTGACAGCTATACAGAAGCTTAATGGTAATGCAGCATCTTCAGTATCATCTATATCATTTGCATCAACTGGCTTAACCCCTGCTACTCCAACTACAGGTGCAGTTGTAGTTGCTGGTACGCTTGGTACTGGGTATGGTGGTACTAATATTATCTCATATACAACTGGGGATATTCTCTTTGCCTCAGCTACAAATGTATTATCTAAACTAGCCTCCACGACATCTGGTTATGTATTAACAGCTGGAGGTGTTGGGGTAGCTCCTGCATGGGCTGCACCCGCTGTAACTGAACCTGCATATTTCTTAGCAACAATGATGGGATAAACCATGACAACCTATACCAATACCTCTTATGTAGCAAAGAATGTGGGGACAAGCTTTTCTACCCTTGTGACAGTTGCAGGAGCTACAACAGCAGCCATAACTAGCTTAGTGGTAGCAAACACAACGACTTCACCTATAACAACAGATGTGTACTTCACTCGGTCAGCAGTTGATT